AATAGTGAATGTAATTACAGAGACATCGTCGAACTTGAGGTGCTAAGAGAAATGGGAAATCACAAAGATCGGTATATGCACTCACTACAGGACCTTGCTAGTAGTGAGCGCTTCCAGATACTTAATAACTCACTTGACAACATGATAAATGGAGTTGTCTTCCGTATTTTCAGAGCTAAGATAAATGGAAAATATGTAGAAGTACCCAGGCCGAAACCAGGCCATGTCAAGAAACAATTGCAAAAGTTTAAAGCTGACCTACTCAGGTTTCGAGTGTTTGCCACCCCTATCCCGTTGGAAGAAATTCCCGGTCGATATGTTGGTGCCAAACGCTTGAACAAGGAGAGAGCAGTCACAAACGTGAGAAATACTGGTTATCTAGACAAGTATAGATATTGTAGCATATTCGTCAAAGGAGAATTGTACAATATTACGCGCAAAGCAATTGGAGATATTGTCAGTCGAATCATTCAACCAGGTTCGCAGGAACACATAGTATCGTGTGCTCAATATATATTACCAGTGGAACATAATATATATAGGGCAATAGACAAGGTAGTCAACCAATATAATCCAATACACCCTTCCCCATCAATAATGTCCGGTTTTAATGTCGTCGAGCAGGCCAATCATGTACTTACTAGCATGAATGGCTTCAAGAGACCGTGTTGGCGTGGTGCTGATGCATCACGGTACGACCAATGTATAAGTGAAGACATGATGAGGTGGGAGCAATCAGTAATGTGTGAATTTGTCAATAACCCTTTAGAAAGGAAGGCGATGAAGAAACTATTACGTGGACAAATTATAACCAAATGTTTTGGGAAAGCCTATGACGGGTCAATCAAGTACTCTGCACGAGGAACGAGAAAATCAGGTCAACAGGATACGGCATTAGGAAATAAGTTGGACATGATTGCAATGTGGGTATCATTCTTAGTAGATAATGGAGTCACCAAGTTCGCGTTGAAGTGTGCTGGTGACGACATACTCATTTGTTTGGAAGAGAGCGAATGGGATCGAATTAAAGAAGATACAATCGAATTATATTTTAAAGACTTAGGATTTCGACTCAAAATGGAACCACGAGCGTATGAACCAGAACACATCGAATTTTGCCAAATGAAAATCGTGTGGGATGGTATCGGATATCGAATGGTTAGAGATCCAAAGGTCGCAATCGCAAAAGACTGCTACTCAGTTAAGAAATTTGAGAGTATAGTAGAATACTGTGGTTGGGTTGACTCAGTGGGAAAGTGTGGACTCGCACTATGTAGTGGAATACCTATGATGCAAAGCTTTTACCTGGCTTTAATTCGTGGGGCTCATAATCTTAAACAGAAAGAGATTTTAGGAAAAGGAATAACTAAGAAGTACAAGAGAGATGAAAAATTTGATTATTGGAACAGCGTGTGGGCGCGGGGACTCAAATCCCGAGCTCGCGAAATCACTGCTGAATCAAGAATTTCTTTCTTTAAAGCCTTCAATATATTACCTGATGTCCAGATAGAGATGGAACAAGCCTACGATGATTATGAATTGGAATACAATGGACTAGATAAATTCGGAGAAGTCAATTGTATACCTTTCCACGACTATCACTAGTCTAAAAGGAAATAATAAATAAATCTATAAACAACCGTCAAAGGAAAAGACGAACGCAAGCTAATAAATATATCTAATCCGTAACGATTTAAAATTCTAGTGGGAA